AATATCCCTGTACTCCAGGAGTAGGTCCACCGGCGGTGCTTACGGCCGTGTTTGTGTTTGAGTTGACCAACGTCGTTGATTTATTATTAGTTGAGATATCCTGTTGAAGCACGTTGCTTATGTCTTTCTGGGCCAACGTTGATCCAGGTGTGTTAGTGTTAAATGGCTCAGTGGTCCTCGGCGGAGTTGGGAAATTTTTGATTGCCTTTGTGGCCGCGGGAATACCCTCTTTAATAACAGCACCTATTACCTCTTTCTTGGCTCCTTTGAGTCCATCTCTATCAACAGTCTGTACCACTCTGCCCACTTTCTTGGCCGCACCCAATATGTCACCTGATGCCAGATCCTCAACCACACCCACACCGGCATCCAGTAAACCGCCCTGACCCAGTATGCTGTTGTTGGATCCCGCACGACTCAGTGAGCTTGGCTCCTTGTCGTAGTGTTCTGCCTGTGCGAAACCCGGGATAGGCGCACCCGTGCTACCATTAATGGCGCCGGCGCCGTACTTGACTGTCTCGTATCTGATCTCCATGCTATTGGCCATCGGCTGGCCACCTTCCGAATAATCATAGGTATCGTGTCTGTATGATATGATCTGTGGATTGATCAATGTGTATGACACGAAGTTATGTTGGCTCATGCCGTATATCGTGATGTCCTTGAAGAAGCTCGGTTTCGTTCCGGATCCACCGTCTTCCGCTGAGTATCCCCAATCGTTGCCGGCACGTTGCTGATCATAGATATCTCTTCGATTGTAATCAGATTTGGCGCCAGGCGCCTGATTTGCCAATGCCGTGTTGCCTTCTACAGTTCCGTAGGGCTGGCTGGGATCCTTGTAGTAGTATTGGAAGTATTTGAACCATAGGTTACGTGCCAAGTCACCATGGTCATCATGGAACTCTACGGTAACCGGTTCGTAATTGATCTTGGAATGGACCAGTCTCTTGCGATTGTATTGATTGAAAGTGTCGACATCGATGGTATAGTTAGGCAACGTGATGTTCTTGACCAACAAGCTCAGTTTGCTCTGGTCTGTCGCTCCTAGGGCTGACCTAAGGCCAGGCAACTCTGCCACGTTCAAGTTAAAATACACATGAAATAAAAACTTGTAACGTGGTGCGAGTTCGAATCCGGCAGACCTAAAGGTCTTGGATGCGTGCCTATAGTCCTTTAGATAGTCACTGCCCAGGAACCCCTTAAGAATGTCCCCGAAGATGCCTGCCATCTAAATTAGCTTGTAACTACTTCGCCTAATGCTCTACCAACACTAGTACCAACGCCACTACCTAATGGTGTCTGTACAGCATTGTCAAATCTAATAGTCAATGACACTGTTGCTGGTGCTGATTCACAGTAGTTCAAGTCGTTGTAGTTAACTGATGTTAGGTAACAACCGTATAGTTCCCATGTCTCTAACACGTTTGGTTCGTTAGCGCCGTTACCGCCGTCTAACACTTCACAACGTGTGATGAACTTGTAGTCAATACCAGCCGCGGCTTATGACTGTTCCATGAAGTCTAGTTGTTTCTGTAACTGCTCACCAACGAGCTTGGCAACACTACCAGAAGCATCGTCACGTAATTCAACTGTGACATCTTCCCATGTATGTTTACCTGCCAATCTCATACGTGAGTTGTATAGATCAATAGTCATGTCATCAAAGCTCACTGATGGTCTAGCGAATGAGATAACCTGTTTGGTTAGTTCACTTCTTGGTGTTGAAACACCTAAGTTTTCAAATACCGTTCTAAAACGATATTTTAATTTGGGCATTAACAGACCTTGTGTAGCATTAGACTGATCTGACGCTAAAGGCACTGTCATTTTTGTTAATGATGAAACTGCCATGTGTATTTCTCCTTGTTTCTATGTAACGTATTTATCACCTAGCAGATACAAAAAATGGCACCGAAGTGCCATTATCTGCGTATATTATTCTATACTATAAATTACCTGCCTGTATGTCGCCAGTGTTCTTGATTCTCAATGGAATGTAGATAAACTCTGCCGCCTTGACTGGTTCAATTGCGATGTCAACGTAGAGTTCGTTACGATCAATACGTGCTGGTGTGTTATTAGTGTCATCACACACGACCAAGTAGTCATAGATACCGCGTTTAGCAGTAACATCGTTCAGTAACTGTTCAGCCGCTTGCTTGACCTCGTTACGTGTCAATGTGTCATTTGGTTCGAAGATGTAGTTTCTACCTAACACTTCTAACCTGTCACGTAGGTAAGCAATCAAACGTGCCACGTTGATCCTATCAAGTGCTGAAGGTGTTGTTGCCACTGTCTTGTTACCATAGTTCTGTAAACCACCACCAGGTAAGTTAGTCAATGGGTTAACCTTGTTCTCATATAATGTGTCACGTAGGCCCTGTCTAACAGCAGTCTGTGTGAACTCACCTGTCGCTGAGCTAACATATCCTAGTGCTGTCGCGTTATCGATGGTACCGCGTAGTCCACCTGCTGGTGCTAACCATGGATAACCGATCTCATCTGAACGTACCATTGTTCTTAGCATCATATGGCTTGGTGGAACCACAACTGTGTTACCTGATAGGTCGTTCGTCCTACCACTTGGGTAGAATACACCAACGTATGGATCTGCTGTTACCAATCCGTCTTCACTGTCGGTGCCTAAGCCGCTTGCGTCTGTTGCCCAGTTAACGACAGCAGTACCTGTATCTTCCAATCTCATCGGTGTGTCACCGACCACGAATGCTGTGTTGTTTCTGTCGTTGTTCAATGTCACTAGGTTTTGGATCAGTTCTGGATAACCAGGTGCCGCTAATAGGTTGAACTGTCTCTGTTCTTCACGGATCGCTGTGTTTGCGTCCACGCCTGATTTCAACTTATCAACAACGATCTTACGTACAGCCTTGCGTCCTTGATATGCTGAGCCATCTGCCTTGTTACCTGAAACTGTGACCCAAGCATCCTTCTCAGTTGGTAAACTATCATCTGGATAGTCAACGCCGTTGAATCTGTTTGAATCAAACTGTTTAACGTTGAACCCGGAGCGTCTAGTATTAACTAGTAACATACCTTGTGGATATAATGTTGCCGTAGGTGCGTCGATATCTGTGTAGTTGCTTGTCAATAATGACTTGATTGTTGGCATGTCATCAGTCACAGGATCTGTCGTACCATTACCTGCCCAACGAGCATCTGCAAATAACACGCCGTTCTCTGTCGTTTGGTCTGTCTTGTCAATAGTCACCCATTGATCAACGGAGCTCACTGACTGCCAACGCTTGATCTTAACGTCTTCTAAATCGCTTGTATCGATCCAAAGATCACCATATACAAGTGCAGAGTCATCTGACTGTAATGTTGGAGCACTGGCACTCACGATAGGACCGTTTGGTGAACAGTTGGATAAGTCATAGCCACGTGAATCTGTTGATACGTTCTGATAACCCTTCCAAGCACCGTTGTCCTGTATCATGATGTCCCATTGATCGCTCGCTGAGTAGTACCAGTAAGTACCATCTGCTGGATCCTGTGTAGGCTCACTTAATTTTGCTGTGTATGTTAATGGAACATAGTTAGATAATACCAAGTCTGAGTCATTACCTGCCCTAACGTTATCCAATGAGCTTGTGATACCAGCGTCAGCAACAGGAGTGCCTGATGTATCTTTAAGTACGATAACACCACCCTCTGTATGTTTGATCTGGATCTCGCCCGTTGCTGTGACACTTGCTACTGTGTTGGCAACGTTCGCACTGTTAAAGTCACTAACGAAGTCAGCAACAGCCGTACCGCTCAATGTAACAGTAACCGCTGAAGTTAAAGTTGTTGAGTTCTTGGCACTTGCTTGGATAGTGAACTGCTCAGACGCAACGAATGTCGGTGTTGATGTGTCGTTGTTTGTTGTGACGACAGTCTCACCTGTTGCGTATCTGTAATATGCCTTGTAAGTTGCGTTGTCTGCCTCTGTTGAGTCATACTGCACATATAATGTGTCAGCCGCAACGTTCTTACCACCACCGCTTGGATCGATAGTCTTGAGTGCTGTCTGATCGTTCTCATAGATAGGAGCACTTGTTGTAGTCCAAACGTTTGTGGTTGAGTTATATCTCTTGATT